ATAAAGGGACCAAAACATGCCAGGAGATCTCAGTTCATTCGTAAATTCAACAATATACACCAGAGAAAGTGTTGCAAATGTTTGTATTGCTGGAATGAAACTCGGAACAGGATATGTTGCACCCACCTTTAATGGTAAGGATGGAGCTGCATCAAATGATCCAGGTGGTCTTTTTGGATGGTTAATTTATTCTAGATCGAACACTGCGTATTACAATCCTGCAAAGGGAACAACTTCTGACAAATATATTTCATATACAACCCCAACAGAATTGGTGGGTGATCTAAACAAACTTACAGGAGTTACTTACTGTTTAGTTTCAAACACTGCAGTAGGTGGAACTCATGGATTCTTTGAACAAAATGCAGCAAACTCTGTAGTTCCAAGAAACGCGGGAAATGAATTTTTATATGCCATAAATTACATGGCTTATGGTGGAAATCTTGTTGTAGTTGGTTCAACGACAGGCTTGGAGCAATATGTTGCAGATACAGACAATCAATTTGACATAGTAATAGATAAAGATTTTGATCCAGGTGTAGCAAATTGGATTATCACAAAACCATACACAACAGGAATTTATGCATCTGTTGCTGATACTGCTGGACAAACAGGAAATGGTTATACGATGGCCAACTTTACAAATTTGTTTGGAAGTTCATCGTTAGTAACAGGCACGACTGTTGCAAATAGAATTTTTAATGTTTATGGTGTAAAAGCAATAACAGATCAAGACACAAGTTCTCTCATAGCCAATACAAAAATAACTTATTCAATTCCTGCTGTATCAGATGTAGGTGGTTTCTTTACTAGAACTAAAAATTTAAACCAACTATATCTAACCGTGGGTGGTTTAGATAGATCAACAGTTTTGAACGGAAATATTATTAATCCCATAACCTGGGGTGATACTTTAAAAACAACACTTAGAAATAATAAAGTTAACTTCTTTGTAAATTATAATCCTAAATTTTTAGGATCTGATTTAGTTGGAGCCACGGCTTCTAGTTCTATAAGCGTTAATGATAGAATTGGACCGTCTAAACTTAGATCCGCACTAACAGAAGCAATTGAAACAATTGCTTTAAAATACTTGTTTGAAATTAATAATGCTACAACAAGAAGTCAAGTTGTAACAGAAATTCAAACAGCAATGGACCCGTTCAGTCCATTCTTAGACACAACAAAAACGCAAATAATATGTGATGAAACAAACAACACAGATAATACAAGCACATTGGGAATAAGAGTAATAGTACAACCAATTCTTGGAATAGATTCATTCGTGATTGATGTTGTATTCACACAATAATGTCAAACTCAATAATCGATTTTAAAGAAAGTTTTAATGGTGGAACCCGTGTAAACAGGTTCATAGTTCGTCCTACTTGGCCTGCTGGGGTTGAAGTAGGAAACCAAGATGCAACATTCAAAATTATTTCAGCATCTTTACCTGCTGTTGTTGTTAATACAATTGCTGTGCCTTATCGTGGAAGATTGATCAATTTTGCGGGTGATCGTCAATACAGTCCATGGACTGTTGGTGTATACGATGATGGAAATGCTTACAATCTATGGAGATCATTTCAAAAATGGAAAGAATTTTTGGATGGTCATTATACACATAAAGTAAAAAATAATGATTTTGCATATAGAACTTTACAAACAACATGGCAAATTCAACACTTGGATTTAAATGGAGATACACCAATAAGAACTATTACTTTATACAAATGTTGGCCAAGTGTAATTAGTGAAATTAATTTAAATATGGGAGAGGTTAACTTTGTTTCATTTACTGTTCAGTTGACTTATGACAACATAAAGATAAACGGAATATGAAATGAGCAATAATATAATCAACTTCAAGGAAAACTTTTTTGGGGGAACAAGATCAAACAGATTTTTGGTATCGGGATCATTTCCAACTGGTGGTAATTTTACCAATTTTCATATTCGTTCAACTCTTTTACCGCAATTAGTTACAAGAACTCTTAGTTATGATTTTTTTGGAAGAAAATACCATTATCCTGGAGAAAAAGATTATCAAACTTGGACATTTACAGTATTGGATGATACCGGAGCATATGATTTGTGGAGAGCATTTCAAAGGTGGCAAAATTCTATCAATAATCATGAAACAAATGTCTCTGCCAAAATACTTTCCGGACAGCAAAGTTATAAAGCATACAACTGGAGAATACAGCACTTAGACTTGAGTGGAAATCAAGTATTAAAAGAATTTGTTTTACATGGGTGTTGGCCAGCGTCGGTCAATCAATTGACCCTAAATATGACTAGCCCCAACACCCCAAGCTCTTTTTCTGTGTTGATTGTGTTTGATTACATTGAAATAACTGGTGTTACGAGCAGAACGTGAGGAAATAAATGGAAATCGAAGTATTTGGATTTGAATTCGGAAAAAGAAAGTCTACCAAAGAAGAGAAACAAGAAAAATCTCTTCAATCTTTTACAGCTCCTGAAATTTACGATGGAACTGTAACTGTAGAGGCTGGTGGATTTTTTGGCACAGCTTTAGATTATGCAGCAAATCTCAGAGATGAGAGTGCATCTGTAGTTCAATACAGAAACATGTCCATATATCCAGAAGTTGATAATGCAATAGATGAAATCGTAAATGCTTCTATTGTTTTGGGAATTGATAGAAAACCTGTAAAACTTGATTTAAGTTCAATTCCAGTTTCTGATGTAATCAAAAACAAGATTTATAGAGAGTTTGAAAGAATTTTACATCTTCTTGACTTTAATAATAAATCGTATGAAATTTTTAGAAGATGGTATATTGATTCAAAGATTTTTTATAATGTTGTGATTGACAAAGATCTTCCAACTGAAGGAATAAAGGAAATTCTTCCGGTTGATCCGCTGAAGATCAAAAAAGTAAGAAAAATTAAAAAAGAAATGGAACGAGTAGATGGTAATTCTATTTCTTTGATTAAAGACATAGAAGAATATTATCTTTACACCAATACAGATAAAGATTCTTATATGGTAACTGGACCTGGTGGTTTGCAACTATCAATGGATAGCATCGTTTATGTTCCTTCAGGAATTGTTGATCTTAACACAAAGCGTGTGCTCGGCTATCTTCATAAAGCCATTCGTCCACTTAACATGTTGAGACAACTAGAAGATGCTCTTCTAGTTTACCGTGTTGCACGCGCACCTGAGAGAAGAGTGTTTTATGTTGACGTTGGGCAATTGCCAAAACAAAAAGCCGAACAATACATGCGCGACATGATGAGTAGATTCCGTAACCGCATAATTTACAATCAAGCAACCGGAGAAGTTCGTGATGAAAGAAACCATCTTTCAGTTCTTGAAGATTATTGGCTCCCAAGAAGAGAAGGTTCAAGAGGAACTGAAATTTCAACGCTTCCTGGTGGTCAAGCAATGTCTCAGATTGAAGACGTTGATTATTTCAAGAAGAAGCTGTACAACTCATTGAACGTACCAATTAGCAGACTCACAGCAGAGTCAACTGGATTTAATATGGGACGTTCAGTTGAAATCACAAGAGAAGAAGTGAAATTTTATAAATTTATTGATCGTCTTCGTCACCATTTTTCAAAGCTGTTCTCGGACATGTTACGAGTTCAATTGCTCCTAAAGGGAGTTATGACCGACGATGACTGGAGAGAATTAAAAGGCGACATAAAGTATCAATTCAATACAGACAATTATTTCTGGGATCTAAAAGAATCAGAAATTCTTGCCGAAAGATTAAAAATGCTTTCTTTTGTGGATCCATATATCGGAAAATACTTTTCAAGCGAATATGTCAGAAAAAATATTCTTCGTCAAACAGAAAATGAAATGCGTGACATGGATAAAGAAATGGAAGTTGACAGACAGAGAATGCAAGCTGAACAACAGGCATTGATGGCACAACAAGCAGCAGCTTCACAAGAAGGACAACAACAATGACACTAACAAAAATTTTGTTGAAAAACGGAATAAAAGAAATGATCTCAGAAAATGAAGATCATTTTAAAAAGAACATTGAGTACGCCCTTTCTTTAAAATTAAATGATTCAATCCGTGAAGTAAAAAACACAGTTTCTGAAAAACTTTTTGAAAATCATACATTTACTAAAAATTCCGAAGAACTTCAAGAATTTGTAAAATTCACACAAGAGGCTGGTGAAGGTAAAGCAATATTTCAAGATGGATCTTTGCTAAATATTACAGAAAAACAAATTGAATTGGTAAAGACTCTATTTGAATGTTTAAATCCAAAAAATAGAGCACACATGGTAAAAGAGGTCTTACAAAGTTCAGCAAAATTTAAACAACACGTAGAATTTGCTGAAAAAATTAAAGGATTACAATGAAAAACGACATCAGAGAAATGCTAAAAAACGTCATTCAAGAGAACGCAGTTTCCTTCAAGGAAAATACAGCTAAGGTTCTCTATGCAAAGGTTGGAACAAAATTAGAAGAAAAATACAAGACCGTTGCAAAGACAATCATGGAACCAAAAAATGAAACTAATAACTGAGCTAACAGAAGACGTAAGATACATTAAAGAAAACATCGGAAACGGTGAAAAAACATATTTCATCGAAGGTGTTTTCATGCAAGCTGATACAAAAAACAGAAATGGCAGAATTTATCCAAAAAACATTCTAAACAAAGAATGCACCCGTTATATCAAAGAATATGTTGAAAAGGGTCGTGCAATGGGAGAATTGAATCACCCATCGGGCCCAACTGTCAATTTGGATCGTGTTTCACACATTATCAAAGAACTCCATGAAGACGGCACAAGCATCGTTGGAAAGGCCAAGGTTCTTGATACGCCAATGGGAAGAATTGTAAAAAACCTCATTGATGAGGGTGCTCAACTTGGAGTATCCACCCGTGGGATGGGTTCTCTGCGTCCAAAAAATGGTTATCAAGAAGTACAAGAAGATTTTATGTTAGCAGCAATTGACATTGTTGCTGATCCATCTGCTCCAAATGCTTTCGTAAACGGAATCATGGAAGGAAGAGAATGGATCTTTGAAAATGGAATGTGGTCTGAAAGACAAAAAGAAGAAGCCGTAAAACTAATCAAAAAGTCTTCCAGAAGAGAATTAAACGAAAATATTGCAAAGGTATTTGAGTCTTTTTTCAAACAAATCTAATGTCTTACGATATACCAAACAATACCAAAAATTATCTGATTGAGTTTTTAAATACTCAAATCAAAACCAAAACAGATGATACTTCTGTTAAAAAGTGGATAACAGAATCTCCATTAGATTCTTTGTTTGGTAAAAAAGACCCAAATAAATACAAACAAGATAAAACACCCGATCCAGCAAAAGAAAAAATGAAAAAAAATTTTCCAGGTGGATTTGGGATGGGTGGGGGTTCAACTGGATCGGTCAAATACCCAAAAACAAGAGACCCTAAAGACATTTTATTAGGCGATACTAGCGAAGAAATGGGTTTAGAAGGTCCTTTAGCCGCATATGGTGTGGGTGCTTTGGCAGACTTAGTGGGTCCAGCAATAGCAAAATGGGGTGCAAAAACCGCTTCTTCAAAGAAAAAAGATGTAATTGGAGAAATTGGCGGTAAAGTTGCTGGAGCAGTTGGTGCTTTGGGTGGAAATGTTGCAAGCCAATTAGCTCTCCTCTCTGGTAAAGATTGGATTGACGCAAATGTCAAAAACATAATTCCAAGCCAAGTAGCTTTGGCTGCTCAGGGTGCAGGCTCACCTTGGACAAATTTAGTTGTACCTACCCGTGGTACTATGAAAGCTAAAAAAGTTAAATAATTACTGAGACTATTTTTAATATAAATAATTTTACAATTCAAGGATCCTTTTATCATGAAAAATAACAAGAATAAGACAATTTCAGAAGCCGCTGCCCAAGCAATGGGTCTCGGTGATTACGATGCAACAGGCAAAGGTTCAGTAGATGCAACAGGCAAGGGTTCAATGACCGCTGCTCCAGTTGCTGCTGCCCCTGTTGCTGTACCAGGTGTTCCTGCTCCAATCGTACCAAATTCAATGGCTGGTATGAAAAAGGCTGTTGCTCCAGTAACAACAAATAACACAGAAGAAGAAACAGAAGAACAAGAAGAAGGTGGCGAAAACGAGCCAGCTGAAGTCGAAGAATCAACTGAAGTTGATCAAGAAGCCGAAGTCTTGGCCGAACAAGCCCGTGAGCAATTCCGTGCCGCCTTGGTTTCTCTTCTTGGAGAAGAAAACGCTTCAGAAGAACTAGTAAGCCGCTTAGAAGCTATCTTTGAAGCCGCTGTTTCTGACAGAGTTGAAAAGACCGTTGAAACAATCGTTGAAGGGGTTGACAATAATGTCAAGGATTACCTTGAAACAGTAACAGAAACTTTGGTAGAAAAGGTAGATGATTACCTAGACTACATCGTTGAAGAGTGGATGACTGACAACGCAGTAGCCGTTGAACAAGGCATCAAGACACAAATTGCTGAAAACTTCATCAGCGGTTTGAAGAACCTCTTTGAAAATCACTACATCGACGTTCCAAACGAGAAGTATAACGTTCTTGACGAACTTTATGCTCAAAACCGTGAATTGGAAGCCAAGCTCAACGAAGCTGTCAATGTTAACATCAACTTGAAGAAGCAAGCCGAACTCACTGAATGTGCTGGAATCTTTGTTGCAGCAACCAGAGACATGGCTGATACACAAGTTGCCAAACTTCAAAATTTGATGGAAAATGTTTCTTTCGGTTCTACAGAAGAGTATCGTCAAAAACTAATTGCCATCAAAGACAATTATCTAAACACATCAAAGGTTTCTTCCCCAGCTCGCACTGTTGAGCCAGAGCAAACCTTTTCACCAGTCAAGGGTAATCCAACAACACTAGTAGAAGGATATGTTGGAGCCTTGGGTAGACTCAATAAAAAGGTCTAAAAAAATTAATTACTAAATATTTACACTCACAGGAGAAAACTTAAAAATGCAATTCGCAGAAAACACACCATATGACGTTTTAACAGAAAAATGGGAACCAGTGCTCGGACACGAAGCACTGCCCAAGATTCAAGATGACTATCGCAAGAAAGTCACCGCCGTACTTCTAGAGAACCAAGAGCAAGCTCTTCGCGCTCAACATCTAACCGAAGACATGGGATCAAACAACTTGGGTATGCCACAAACATACACCAACACCCCATCTGTCGCTGGTTATGATCCCGTTCTCATTTCATTGGTTCGCCGTTCAATGCCAAATCTAATGGCATATGACATCTGCGGCGTTCAACCAATGACAGCTCCAACAGGCTTGATCTTCGCAATGCGTGCTAACTACGCATTCGGCGGAACATCTGGCACAACATACGGAGCTACAAACTATGCTGAAGCTATGTTCCAAGAACCACAACCATCCTTCGGTGGTTGTGGTTGGACACTAGATGCAACATTTGCTGCTTCTAGAGGTCTTTCCGCTGGTTGGAACTATGCATCTGGCGTAACTTCAACTGCTGCTCAACTTGCTTCTCTACGTGGCATTTTGACACAAGCTGGTGAAGGGATCGGTAAG